GTTCTAGCTTGACAAGTTCGGCCGGCATTTCAATACCTTGAAGTCGTTGTTTTCGACCAGCAGGATTGCATCGCCGATATCGATCACCATGGGCCGCAACTGCATGAGGGCGATCTGCCCGTACCCCGCAAAGCGAGCCCAGCGGTTATACAAGATGACGGCCTTTTCGGGCTGACCGCCATAGATCGTCTCGGCGCACAAGCCCACCGCGGCATCATGGCAGTCCTCGTCCGGGTGATGCGGCTCGGTCACACCGAAGCGCTCGAACTCCAAGGCAAGCCGCTTGTGAAATGCGCGCCCGCTCTCGATCAGATCGGCCTTGGCCTTCTTCGCCCAATCCATCAGCGCGAGCGCGTAGTAGCGCATATCGACCGGCCCGTCATCCGTGGGCCATACCTTTGATCGCTCGAAATACAGCGACGCCCCCACGAGTCCGCAGAAGACCTGCGCCGCGAGATTGAATGCCGGCACCCGCGTCTGCAGCATCCAGGCATCCGTATGGGTAAACATCCACCGATAGGCCGCCATTGAGGCCTCTAGCTTATACTTGCCCGGCCTCGTCGGCAGAAAGTTGGTGTGAACCTCGTACAGTCCCGGTTCGTCCGGGTGAAAGAAGATGCCTCCGCCCTCGCACATCAACAGAATGGTCCGGGGATCATCGAGGACGGACTTGACCTTATCGACCTGAAAATGGTCCTGGCCTGGGAGGCTGATCGACGGGAACACGCCCGGATCATTCATGATCCGCACGATCTCGGTCGGGTCGGTTTCGCGCCAGATTTTGACGGTCATAGCGCCGACGCTCGAATCGAATTACGGTTCCGTTTCTTCACCGCTCGATTAAGATTACGTTTTTGCCGTCTCCAGTTCCTATCAAGGTCAGAGAGGGGAAGCGCCATAATCACTTCGGCTTCATCATAGGGGAACGTTACCCCACTATCCGAAGTGGGGCGGCCGATAAATTTGAGCCAGCGATCCCATGGAGTCATCATTTAATTCCCCGTTGAATACAGCACACCCATCGCCGTGGCCTGAAACGTCCGCGTCTTCCCGGCCGGAAGGGAATAGGGAACCCCCACCCCAAGCGCATCGATCGCCTGCGTACCCGGATAGAGCAACAGCGCGTTGGCGGGATCGCTGTTGAAGACCTGCACGTCCTGGCCTGGCTGCAGCACCGGGAGCGAGGCCCCGCTTCCCGCCGGGACGGTCCCGAAAATGTTCCAGTCATGAAGGAGCGCCAGCGCGTCGCTGGCCTTGGTTCCTGTCGCCGTAAGGCTCGGGCTGACCTGCGGCACAATCCCCGTGCCGCCGCCCGTGCGCTTCCAGATTGCCAAATGCCAGAATCGGGCGTCCTTGGTGTGCCGGCCCGCCCCGTCCGTCATCGGAGTCTGGGGCGGCAGCATGCTTTGCTGCTGGGCGTTGGTCCAGGGCATTGCCGTCTATCTCAGACCATGACGCCGCCACCAAAGAATGAGCGGCCCCATCAACTGCAGCGGCCACCGCTTCCACCACACCAATGGCTCATGGTAAAGGATCGGCCCATCTATCCTAATTTTCCACCCTGGATAAGGGGTTATCCACATCACGAACTCCCCTGGATCGGATCGATATACGCCCCCTGCAGCGCAGACGCCATGGGCACCGACCATCCCACCTCATACACCCGATCGCGAGCCTTTCCAAGTCCGCGCCAGCGCATCATCGAGCGATATTCACCGGCCGCCATCATCGCCTTCATGCGCCAGTTGGAATATTTATGCCCACCATCATTGGAATACCGCATCGAGATGAACGGCGACTGGACCTCTGTAATCGGCCCGAAGCCCTTGGAGAATCCCGGTGACCACGGACTGAGGAACTGTGTCGGCCCCGTGTTCGGCAATGTCCCGGTCTGAAAATCCGCCACGAATGCGACGTGATTGATCCGCTTCATTTCGTTGATGACGTGCGGGAACGAGCGAATGCAGACGATAGGTTGGCCTGCATCCGTGAATGCGCTTGGATCAATCTGATACAATTGTCCAGTCGCCCAATCCAATCCGAGGTTCTTTCCGTAGGCATAGGCGCAGAACGTATTTCGGGCACGATGAAGGATGCCGTTATTGTCGATCCAGTTGTCTTCGTGCCATTGGTTTGTTGCCGCATCGTATCCCCATGTCTTGTCGGCGGTGGGGAAGTGCAGCTTGTAGAATTCGTGTCCCGAGATTTGATAGACCGACCCGATCGCGTCATCGACCCTCGCGTATGTCAAAAACTCTTGCTCGATCGCGTGCGTCGAGATGCGGATTGCGACGTTCCCGGAGTTTCCCTTCATCACCATCCGCGCGCCTTCCGGCGACTGCGAAAGCCAATAGACATTGGTGTCCATCTTCGCGGGCGAATAGACCGCGCACGTTCCCTGCTCGATGATGACGCCGGAATTGATCTGAAACGGAAACGGCACCGCGCCCGCATCGTACCAAGGCTCGGACTTCTGGAACCCGAGCACCCAGACTTCATCCTGAATCGCGACCACGCAGGCGATGTTGTCGGGCCATCCCGTCTTGGTACCGATGAACAGCGCATTGAAAACAAGCTCGCCTTCTTGCGAACAATACCACTGATTCGTGCCGGGATTATTGAGGATGATAAAGCCGTTGTTGAAGTCCGCCCGCGTCGATCCGAGGAAGTTTGGATCGCCGATCTGGGTAAAGCTCGGATTGGCATTCCCCGCCGCGACATAGGATGCCGGCTTCACAGGAATGGCGATCTGGTAGCCGAGCAACGAATTGTCGACCACGATGATCTCTTGGCCGTTGTCGGCCATCGAGACGGGAGAGCCCGCTGGTGTCAACAGCGATCCCAGCAGCGTCCACACCCAATTCGGATCGATCAGGTAGACGTTCTGCCCGACCACAGCGAACAGATCGCCGGCACCGGATGGGTCGAGGATGCCGCGGGTCGATCGGTAGAGGCACCGCCCAGGACCGGGGACCGGAGGCATCCCCAAAGACGTGAGGCCGGGACGCGGATAGTGCGTCGTCGGCATCGGGGAAAGGATTTCCTTGGGGTTGTTCTCTGCGTAAAGGTTGATCGATCGCTGGGCGCTCGCTATGAGCGATTGAGCAGTGTAGGCACCGCTTGTCAGGGGGATCGCGACCATGTATTATCTTTCGGTATCACGACCTGATCGAAAGTGACTTATCCGATCATATAGGAGAATGGTCATGTAACGATTCCCCGGTTCCCGGATAGTCAAGAGGCCCACGGCGACACCGAATCGGGCCTCTTTTTATGGGACCTATATACCTGCTTGACCCAGCAGAAGGTAAGCTCTGGCTCGTGCCAGAATGGCTCGATGTGCCGTTTAGCTGATCTTACCTGCCGCCCATGCGCCATTCTTCGGGCAGAAGAAAATTGCATTGGTGTTCGTCGCGAGCGTGTATGCCGATGTTCCGGCCGTCGCATTGATGGTGTCGAGCGTCCCGCTGGCACCATTGGTGATCGGAGAGCCGTACACATCAAGAGTTCCGGTGCCGGCATTAGCGATCATCAGCCACGTTCCCTGCACGCATTCCGGCAGCGCTACGCTGTCACCCGTGGTCGCGACGGTGCTGATTTGAAAGAGCGCCACACCGGGAAGAAGCTGGAATGCGGCCGCCTGGGTGCCGCCCGCATGTGCCGTGATGCCGCTCTGATAGGCGAAGTTGCTGCCGCCCGCGAGGCCGTTGAGCCACGTCCCGTCGACGAGGCCGGGGCCGGTGGCAGGGATCGGCGGAACTCCCACGGTCGCATGGGCGAGGAAGCCGAGGCAGACGAGCGCAAAGGCCGCGCCCATCGCGCGGAAGGCGGAAACGAGTTTCATTGTTGCAGTCTCCTATCGATGGATGATCGTTCTTTCTCAGCCAGCGCAGCCCCGCACCAGATCACGCTTGCCTTGCGTTCGAGCGCGGCCGTCTCAGCCGCAGACATCGAGGAATAGGTGATGTGCGGAGCGCACGGGAAGTCCGGCGGGTTCTTGCCGAGGCAGTAGCGGCCGGGGCTTGGGAGCCAGCCATAGAGGATGCGGCGGCGCTTCATTGGCAAACCAAAGGTTGCAAATGTTTAGTAACTATCGGAATCCGCCCGGTAGTCGTAAGCACGATGTCTGTTGCGCAGAAACTCCGGCATCTGCAAGTTCCCGATCGCCTGGTTGGCGAGGCGCAGGACATTGAGGGCGTCGCGGGCGAGGCTGTCGATTACAGGATCAGCGGGAAGCTGGTAAGAGGCCCGCAGCCGTCGCGCAAGGCACCAATTCAGGGCGGCTTCGTACTCGGGCGGAAAGTTGATGGGATTTTGTATGGCGCTTGCGCGTGGTAGTACGCACTTAAACCCAACATGAATTTCATAGATCGTCGGTTGCGGCACCGGCCACGGAAACAGCAGCCCCACCGGCCAGATCGGATCATAGAATATCCGCCACGGCAGCGTGCCGACCGTCTTTACCGCGATCCGCGAATAGTCCTCGTGCGATTGGATGATGTCGAGCGGAATGTCGACCTGCAGTCCTCCCGGCGGGCTTTGATTGACGAACCGCAGGAACGCATACTCGATCCGATCCGGCCGCGGATTGATGTTGATGCCGACCGTTCCCGCCCCGATGGCGCCCACCGGATAATTGAGCGACCCGTTCGAGATGAACGAGTAGTCCTGTATCCGGTAGGTGAGCCAGCGCTTGCGCGCCCATTGCGCCAGAAGCCAATTGCACTGGCGAAACGCGCGGGTGAGGTATGCCGGCTCGATGTCTTCGTCGATACCGACGATGCCCGCATCCTGCAGGGCATTGGTAATGAGCTGCCCGTAGTTGTCGACCGGGATCGCACCTTCTGCGGGCGCAGCCATGGTATGTTATGCCGCCCCGCGCGCATCATCGAGCGCGGTTTTTTCTGCCATCTCGACCCGAGAGCGCAGATGTTGCGTCGACCACCGGCCATCGATTTTCATACCGAGTTCGGCGGCGCGCTTTTCCAAATGGTCGCGACCGTCGAGAATTTCGGACGGCTTGAGCGCGTTGCCGAGGACCGGCTCGACCAGCGGATCGTCTTTTTCCGCCAATGCGTCGACCGCCGCCTGGCTTTTCTGCCACGCCTGGAATTTCAGGAAGTCATCCCATTGCGCCGGATCGATGCTCGCAGGCGCCGCGACCGATCCCCCGCCCTTGACTGCCTGCACCACTGCCGCAGTGACGAGCGGCACGAGGTCGCGCAGCAATTCATTCTGGGCGATGGTCGGATTCGGCGGCGCCGCTACATAGGTCTTGCCGTGCCCAGGATTGGCCGGATCGAACTTTGGCCTCCCATATGGCTGCGGACGCCATTTGCAATCGTCCTTCCAATCCCACACATGCTCGCGGCCGTAGCGCCCGCGCTCGTCGATGGTGGCCTGGCGATAGCAGACGCCGAGTTCCGCTGCCTCATCGGCATTCTTCACGAGCCGCGGGGCTTCCTCGGGATGGTAGAGCCATGCCGGCCACGTCTGGAATCCCGTCCGGTTGAAGTATTTCTGGATCGACTTGATGCCCGACCAGTCCGGCATGACCGGCTTCGGCGGCGGTGGGGTCCATGCGATCACATCGCCTTCGCTGGTGATGTGGACCTTTGACCCTTCGTTCGCGATTTCGGGATCGAGATAGCCGACCTTTGCCCGTTCGGGCATGACAAAACCCATGTGGAATGCTCTCCGTTTTCAATGACCTGGAAACTCGACGACGACATGCGGATCGGCGAGTGCCGTTGCTTCGTCTGCCGCATTGTGAACCAGCACGGTCAGTTGGCCGTCGTGGCGTCGAATGTGAAACTCCGGGAATGCCGGCACGGTCGGCCGATCGTTCTGCACCACGACATGATTGGGATGCGGGACGACCCAGCGCGGCCAGTCGGGATCGGGACTCGCGGCCTTGACGACATTCGGAGATACGAGCCCGATCGGACGGCCGGTTTCCTTGTCGACCTGGAGGCCCGTTTCCGGGTCGAGCTTATGCAATTCGTGGTCGAAGGCCATGATGATGGTTTCCTGATTTGGAGCGTCCGGTGAGGATTCGAACCGCACTACATCGCGGATGGGACCACGAGATCATCCAATGAGTTCGGACGCCGAAAGATAAATGCGCCGGCCCCATGGGGTGCCGGGGAGGGTCAAGGGACCGGCGCGATCGTCGCGGGAGTGAATCGCGACGAAGGGGAGATCAGCTACGGCTCAGATGCTCCCGTCACGGAGTGGAGTCGGCCACCTGGCAAATCCATTCCGGTCTCGGGACGCCCGAGCCAAAAAGGATATCCAACCGATCGATCGGCTGGTCGGTCGTGGGCTCGTAGCACACGAGGGAACGCATCGAGAGTTGATCGTAGTTGTGCCGCGCCGCTGCGATGACGCCCTTCTCGTTCGGCGGAATCCACAGCGGAGCCACGACCAGCGTGACGGCGTCCGGCGCATAGGCCATATTCTCGCGATAGGTGACGCTCGCATTTGCGAACGGCGTGATGGTCGCGTTGTTGGCCGGGCTCGCCGTGACGGTCTGGTATTGTTGCGGGGTATAGGGAAGTCCCGCATAAGGCGTCGAGTTGAGCGGCGGGATGATCGCCGGGTAGATCGGGATCGAGGTTGCGCCCGCAAGCACGTTCGCCGTCACCACGAACTGCGCCAATGTGCCGAGCGAGGCGTAGTTGACGCGGTTGACTGCATTGACGCCGGCCACCGTAATCACGTCGCCGGCGTTGAGTGTGCCGGTAAGCGCAGTGATGGTGAGCGAGGTTCCGGTCTGATTTGCGCCATTGACGGTTGCCGAGATGGACGATCCCGTGGTGTGCGAAACAACGCTCTGATCCTCGAACCACCGGAACTGCAGGGCCTCGTACATCATGCCGGTGTTGTACTGCTTGGAGATCGAATCCACCGGATTCAACAGTCCGCGCAGGGCGAGCTGCACGCGGGCATCGGAGCGCGGGGCCATCACGACCTTGCGCATGCCCATCTCGCCGAAGTTCGGGGCGGAATTTTCCTCCAGGATCGCGCGGGCGAGCGCGAAGGGAGAATCCGTCACCGGCAGGATGTTGTTGTTCGCATCGACGTTGGCGGTGATATTGCGCACCGCAGTCGCGGTGTTGACCATCACCTGCAGAGCGACGTTGGCCGCCAGCGCATTGACGCGCGGGAGGACGATGCGCTCCATGTAATCGTCGATGTCGAGCGTGGTTTCCGCGGAGGTGAACGCCACGTCAACATGCCGCTGAGTCGCCACGGTGAGCAGGAACTGCTGTTCCGTGGTGTCCTGGATCGAGATGCCGGGGCCATCGGTGACGGTGTACTGGTTGGCGTACCGGATGCGCAACTGAGCGCCGATGCGGGCGCCTTCGATGCCGAACTGACTCTCGAACTGACGAGAGATGTTCTGCAAGAAATAGTTGGTATTGAGGAACATGCGGATGGAGTACCGAGTAATCATGCTCGGCGTAAGGATCGAGTTTGCCATCGGGATGGCACCTTTTGATGATGCGCCACCTCAGAGGGCGCGGGGAAAGTGGAGAGTGGCCGGGGCCACAGTGTTCTCTCGATCCCGAGTCGAGAAAGGGCGGGCGACCCTGCATGACGCTGCAGGTCGGCGGCGCTGGACGAAGCGCGATTACGTCCGGTCCCTGATGACGCTCAGGTCGCGACGGGGCCGATGTCCGCTACGGCAGGAATCAAAATACCGTTGCGCTTGACATAAGGATCAAGCGGTTCTTGGCGCGGTTTCGCGAAGCATGCACTGCACTTCACAATCATGGGGCCGCTTTTGCGATCAAACGGACGCCCGCAATCGAGACAAATAGGCAGACACATCATCGCCGAGGGTGCCGTTTCAGCATCGTCTCATTGAAGCCCGCAGTGAATTCCGCGTCGCTCGCCTCGTCCGAGCGCCAATCGATCGTCTTCGACGCACCAGGATCGACCGGCGGCGGCGGATTGGGCGCGCGGGACACGCGGGCATTCGGTGCGGGTGTCGGATTCGGAGCGGGATTCGGAGTCAATGGAGCCATCCAAGGTGGGCTGATTACTTGCTATTTACGCCCAGCGGGGCCGATGTCCGCTACGGCCTAGTACCAATCGCCGTCCGCGACGACGTAGATTCCTTCGTGATACAGCTTTTCGCCAACCGGAATGATGACGCCTTTCCCAAGTTGGATTTGCTGGGTGTCCGTCACTTTGAATTTATGGTCGGGAGGGCACCGCGAATGTTTTGCCGACACGACCTGCCCGAGCGCGCAGTAGTCCTCCCGAGAAAGGATAGTGCGTTCGCTCGATAACGCGCGAATGTATTCTTTGAATGCTTGAGAGATCGGAATTTGTACAAAATGGTCAGCGTTCACCGCCGCGCTCCACCGCGCTTCTTCATCATCTCATGAAACCCCGCATCGAAGGTCGCATCATCCGCCTCGTCAGAGCGCCAGTCGATCGTCTTCGTCGCGCCCGGATCGAGCGGCGGCGGTGGATTGGGCGCGCGGGAAACACGGGCGGGAGGCGCGGCCGGGGCCGCGGGCTTGTCGGTCTGTTGTGCGGCGGTCAATGGGGCCATCCTTACGAATTCTGCGATGCGGCGACCTTGCTCCATG